CAACTGCTCAAGCGGTTCATTAGCGTTATCCTTGAGGTTGTTGTACATCAATATTTTATCGTTATTGTCTATTGTGTACCACGTCTTTGTGTATGTTGGTCCTACGACTGAGTTATATGATTCAGAAACTACGGTGACTATATCTCCGGTGTACGGTTCGTTACGAAGCTCTGCATAGTTGAAAGATGAAGAAGGCCATGGATTGATGTAGGGTGGTGCAACTAACGGATTTGATGAAACTATAGTGTAAAGTTTGATATCGATATCATCATTTACATTCATACCTCCCCTTGTCTTAATATTTGGTGTCGATAGCAACGTCTGATCACTACTGAAATCGAAGGGTAGTAATCCACCTCCATATGGTATTTGTTCAATGGTTGTTTGTGGCGATGTTGGAGCTCTTCCTATCATCTGAATGCCTAACGTGTTTGTTGCAACATCCATTACAAATGTAACAGTAACATTTCTTATTCCAGTATCTTCTGGATCAAATGGTAGAGCGTTTGGATTAATTAAGGATGGTACTAATCCTTGCACACGAGTATTGCGTGAATATATCCTGCTCACAGATGATCCATTGTTTTGTGCTGATCCTGTTGGTATTAGTGTTATGTTAAACCCAGACGCAAACGCTCTTGATACAGACTGCTTTGGTATTCTTTGTTCTGCACTATCAGGCCATGGTAGACTGCTTCTGTAATTGTCACGGATTGCGTTGAATGGTTTATCATCCTCCTCACGAGCATTTGCGCTTCTAATAAGTTCTCCCGATTCCCAGCTTCCTGCCCAACTAGGTTGTTCAAAGATTCCATCCGTTATATTATAGCGCTTTATCCCTAATTCATTGAGAACAAACTCCAATCCACTTGTAGCTTTGATTGTATATATTAATCGAATTTTAGTAGTCTTTGGATTAAGCTTATCCAACACTATTCGTTGAAATTCGGCGTATTGTCCGTATGTGTACCTGTCTTGCTGTGTCGGAAATAATTCGTCTGCGACAAATAGATGTGCGTCTGCTTTCCCTCCTCCAGAAGGACCATCTGATATTGTTTTACCTTCTCCACCTTGGTAATAAATCTGATTGCTATACTTTCCTAGTCGAGCATTCCATGGATCTTGTATTGTTATCGGTTTTAATCCTTGACCTACACTCGGTACTCGTGTTTCATTACTATACTCTTCAATTTGAATAGATGCAATTTCCTTTACGAATCCTGGACCCATCTTGACGAAGTTTTCAAGACTTAGTCTTGCTGATCCGTCATAATAGTTTCTATCCCTTGCACGCTCATCTGGTGTTAAGTATTCTCTGGCTGGTTCGTAGTTGTATATAGCGTTTCCTATGTAAAACGATATTAAGGCTGTTACTCCTGATACTCCGTATATGGATCCTCGAACATGCTCACGCAAGTCTGTGATATCAATATCTTGATAAATTTGAGCAAGATTGGTTCCACCATTGATTCCATATTGATATTTATCTCTGGTGATGTAAGTTTTTATTCTCGGTAAAGGATTGCCTTGCAATACCCCACCATCTAGTTGATATGGTCGTGGAAACATCATTTCCTTAGTCCAATGAAACTCTTGATTCATTGGATCTACTGTAATTCGTTTATCTCGATTACCGGTAGTTTTGGGAGACATTTCTTTTGCAATCATAGTCCCAGATAAAGACTCCCATCCATCCAAAGATGGTGTGCCATCTTCTGCTAACCCATTAGGATTGTTTACTAGGTTTGTGTAAAAAAAGGAATCAACGTTAGAGTTATAAACTTCCAAGTTTAAAGAACCTCCATCAGTTCCGCCAATGTCGTTGCTAACTACACAAGTATATACTCCAGCATATCTAGGTATCATGTTAGTTATAGTCAATGTGTTACCACTAACTAATCTTGCTGCTCTAAGTGAATCATCTATATCATCTGATACAATACTTTCTCCGTCAACAAACCACCTATATGTTAATCCTTCTTGTGGATCTTTTATCTCAAGAATACCATTCTCAACATTAAAAACTTTAGGTTGCTCTGCTTCGATGCGTAGCGTTAGATTAATGCCTGCATGTACTTTGGTTGCACCATCAGGAAACAAATACATATAATCACCATCCAATGTTCCAGCTGCTACTGACGGCTTAACTTGTGGTGTAGATGCTTCTGCCATTGATTTGATAATTACCGGTGGACTATTTACAAGTTCCGGTAACAAATCGTATTCAGTTTCATTTTCGTTTAAAGCTGTATTAGGTGATGTTGGTTGTAGTGGTGGTGCTGTGTTTGTTTTACCATTTACTGGTACGATTACAGTGGAGGTTATGCTGTGCTGTTTTCCAGTCATAAGGATGCCCGAAGACATTTTATGAAAAGGCCCAATGTATGGTTGACCATCGAGTGTGACGTACTCACCCTCTTTAGCGTAATATAGGGAATACTTGTGATGATTCATATAACAACTTTTAGTTTCGTTCTATCTTAAAGATCCAGTTTTGATCATAGATATTATAATTTACTCCATCCTCTTGTGGTACTTTAACCAACAATCTATAATACCTTTCTGGTTGAAAGCTATCCAAGTGCAGCTTAACATAGCTACCTTTATTGTCGTGGCTTAGATGCGTGTAATTGCTGAAGTCGATTACACTATCATCTGAGTGTGCATAATACACAGCATATTGTGAACCACTCGGCAATCTGTATTGATCTAGAAAAAGCGATGATGTTTGATATACGGCAGTTGGATATCTATATCGTGGAGCGAAGGTGAGTTTTGGTCTCGCACCTTCCTTATAGCGCTCTCGCAAGTTTGTGCATACAATGTTAAACTCCTCTTCTGTATCAACGATAGACAGCGATCCAGTGATGATGCTATCATCGTATCTAGCTTCAATTACTGGCGAGTATATTGTTTGAGTTTCTTTGCTATAGAATTGGAATTTTTTAAATTTCTGTAGATTTTGCTCAGCGTCTTCGTTTTTCTTTATGATTATTCCATTAAAGTCTATGGAGCCACTTTGGACTTGTCTCACAATAGCAGTGATATCCATATCAACATCAGTAGTAGTGTAGTCAAACGATTGTGATGCTGCGCTAGATGTGTACCAGTTACCTCCTCCAGGATTAACCTGCCAAGATGCTGTTGCTTGAGCAGCGTATGATGATGTCGCCCATATGTTAAATAAATCTATCTTTCCAGCTCTATAATACCAACTCACTCCTTCTGTGTCAGCAGGTGATGCTGCACTCCTACCTACACCCATCTCCCATGATCCAGAGATTGGATAAGCTTCTAAACTATATTCGATAGGAATCTCCTCCGCTTCCGTTGCAAAAAGCTTTATACCAAAATCAAAATCATTTGGATCGTATCCTAAGCTTACAATACTTGCTGATATTGATGTGTAATCGAAGTCAAGTAATATTCTCGAATTGTAGCTTGCAGTTACGGCTCCACTGACAGATCCACTGGCACCTACCTTTATAAGCTCTAATACTTGATCGCGTCCGGTGTTTCTTTCTGGATCGTTTTCGTATATTGTAGCGTCTTTTGTTGGATAAAATCTTAATATCATGCTAGTATGTTGCTATTCGTCCTTTAATATCGTTATCTGGGTACTTTACTTCAAAGATCATTGGATCTAAGCTTGGATATGTAATTCCATTTCTTGTAGCGGTGATCACATCATAGGATATATTGCTGTATCCTAAAGATGCATCATCTAAGCTTTTCAATGCAAGGTTTGTTACTGTCTGCACACCTCTAGTTCCAAGTAATACGCTAATAATGTCTGAGTGGATTATGGGTTGATTGATTTGCCATCTATCTATCTCGAAATGCTTTTTTACTGCTTGTACACATCTCAACAACACTTCGTTTGCGTTTTGATCACGGAATGGTATGATGTCAAAATTAACTTGCAGATTGACAATATACGCGTTTCGTAAATTTACACTATCCGTTAGCATTCTGTATTGGGATAGGTATGTTTTGAGGTTTTCTTTTATAGCGTTATTAGTGTTTACTAATTGCTTATCTGAGTTGTATCCTAACACATACATATTCATAGCGAGTGGGTTAGCTACTACATCCGTATTATCGCTCGTCAGTAGATTATTCTGCTCATCCGGTGTTATAAATACCTTAGACACGCTTCCAAATTTTGGAGGCATAGATAATGCGCGTATCATATAGTCCTCTCTTGTTACTGCTCTGTTTTGTGTTGATAATTGCATGATTGCTTTTTGTCGAATCTCTTCAATTGTTTCTTGAGATCGACCTCCTACAGCTGGTGTAGGATTGTTCACAGCAAGCGAGTTCAATATTGTGGAGTTTAGTGTTCCTATGTTTTGTGGAAAATTAAGTGTATTTGTATCAACAGCTGTTAAGTTTGTAATAGTGTTGCTTGCTACGTTTGATCTAGTACCTCCTCCCACTAAATAAGTCACAGTCAATGTTGTATTTGATGGAGCTATTCCGTAGCTTTTTGTAACACCTGGAGCGTTTGGATCTATCGATTGATCAACATCAATCTTTCCAGTTGGAAGATTTAATCCAATATTCTCAGGAGTTAGTAGTAACTCTTCATCAGCTGAGTTGCTTATGCCGCTACCAAATTGCACCTCTATGCCATCGTCTAAAATACGAGTTACGAATCTCCTTGGTACTTTTTTAAGTTTTAGTAAATATGGTATCTCATCACTATACACAGCTGCATCTGGATCATTGAGTTGTGTGTTCTCGACTGCCTCAAACACAGTATCCTGTGCTAGGTACGGAACTTCTGTCCATACGTTTCCATCTGAATCGATTATGCTATCCACTCCTATGAAGTTTGGTGCTTCGTTTATGTTACGATCATTTGTAAATGGTATCTTAAACTTATAAAACTTTTCAACTGCACCTACAACAACTTCTTGTGTTTGTGGTAATGCGGATACAGCTCTTATCTTCTTTTTTGCCAAATAGTACTCCGGATTACCGTCACCATCAATACTATATACTGTGAATTCTACTGGATCATTTGTAGTATCAACTGAGAAATCTACAGCTTCTTGTATATAAAAATCGACTGTGGTATTTTGTGCACCACTGAGGGTGGCTCTAGTTGTTGAGTATGTATTCTCTATCAATTCAGATAGATTAGCTTGTACTTGCATGCCAGGTTGTATGTATAAGGCATATCGCATATCAGGTGCTGCGTTTTCTCCAGTCCCAGTCGATGGTATTAGTTGAAATAAATCTAGATCTACTGCTGATGGTACGCTTACCGTAGGTTTGTATCCCATAGCGGCTGCAATTGCTAATATATTTCTTCTCTCAGTAGCTTGTAATAGTAGCGATTCTTTAAATTGAGAATCTACGTAATAGTTGAGTGTATCTCCTACATACGAGATAAGCTCTAGGAACATCATACCTGGTGAAGCCTCATTGAAATCATTATATGTGTTTGGATAATAATTCTTAACGAAGTCTACCAACCCCTGCTTTATGGAGTCGAAATCTCTACCTAAATATTTTACGTCCTTTGATGTTGTGTGATCTGGCATAATATTATTGCTCTTGGTTATCTAGTACTACGTCTATCTGTCTTGTATCAAATTCGTTTCCAATCAAGTTTATTGAAAGGGTTATGTTAATTTGATTTGGATTGGTCTGCGACCTTGTAACCATTAAATCGGCAATATTGATGTAAGGCAGCTGCACTTCGAAGTTTGTTCGAATTGTATCTTCTATTGCTTCAACTAACTCATCTGTTGAATTTTCAAATAACACACTACGTAAATTGCACCCCCACGTTGGTCTCATCGGACGCTCCCCATGATTTGTTAGTAGTAGGTTTTTAGCGTTAGCTACTGCTTGGTTTATTGTAGTGTAGTTTAATTGAAATTGAGAACCAGCAAATGATCCCATAGGCAAATCTATGCCAATAGCTACATCATTTTCAAAATCTAATGCTGGTTGTTTTATTTCAATTGCCATTATTTTCTACTATTAATTGATTCTGCTTTTTGTAATACTTGAGAATAATCCTTCATAAATGCTGCTGTTGGATCGTTTGGATTTATTGCAGGTGAAGGTGGTGTAATGTCTTGCGCATTCATCATGTGACCAAACCCTTGAGCTTGATCTGCTGTAAACATTTCTCCCATACTTGGAAACGATTGGT